GGAATAGATGTTTATTCATTCACTGCAATTAAAACAGCAACAACCCCAGCATATACAATTTTAGCGTCACAAACTCAATTTAATTAAGGAGATTTTGTAATGCCTTTATTATCTACAATAGGCGCAGCAGCAGCAAGAGCATTTGGGTTTTTAAAATCGCTAGTTGGTGGATATGAAATTGATAATTCATTAAGATTTAATTCTGGTTCAACAGATTATTTAAATAGATCATTTTCTTCAGGGAATAGAAAAACTTTTACTTATAGTGGTTGGTGTAAAAGACCACCAGACGAAGAAACTTGTTTTTTAGCATCTGGAACATTAACTACAAGAAGTTTTATATTTATAACAAGCAGTAAATTAGCAGTTTTTAATGAAATTTCTAGCAGTGTTACAACAGACTTATTATCAAATGCAGTTTTTAGAGATCCCAGTGCTTGGTATCATATAGTAGTCGCAGTAGACACAACTCAAGCAACTGAAGCTAATAGAGTTAAAATTTATGTTAATGGAGAGCAAACTACTTCATTTGGTACTTCTAATTATCCTAGTTTAAATGAAGATTTTTCTTTTAATAACAATATAACACACGAAATAGGTAGAACTCCTTGGAATAGTAGTAATCTTTATGATGGATATTTTTCTGAAATTAATTGGATTGATGGACAAGCACTAGACCCTACTGATTTCGGCGAATTTGACTCAGATACAAATATTTGGAAACCAATACCTTATACTGGTACTTATGGAACTAATGGATTCTATTTAGAATTTCAAGACAGTTCAGCATTAGGAGATGATACTTCAGGAAATAGTAATGATTGGACAGTAAATGGTTTAACATCTATTGACCAGACTACTGATACTTGTACTAATAATTTTAATACTTTAAACCCTCTAATTCCATTAGGTTCTAATTTTTCTGCACCAACAGAAGGCAATTTATCTTTATCTTCATCAGGAACAGGTGATAGTGGATTTTTCGCATCAACAATAATTCCATCTGCTGGTAAATGGTACTTTGAAGTAAAGACAACTGTTGTATCTTCTTCAGATAGAACTAAAATTTCGATTGCTAATTTTGAATCAGTAACTGGAACAGATAATATAGAAAATGGTAATTATAAAGGAATAAGTGTTTCTACTGGAACATTTGGTAGAATAGCTGTAACAGATGGTGCTTCAACTACTGAGTTTGATGTTGCAGGATATGTACCAGTTGCAAATGATATTATGATATTTGCTGTTGATATGGATAATTCAAGAGTTTATATTGGTAAGAATGGAACTTGGTTTACAACTGCTGCTGATTCAGGTGGTAATCCAGCGACTGCAACTGGATTTTTTTCTCCAGTATTAGGTAATGGTTTTGCTGTTGGTTCTGGTCATAGCGCTGGTACATCAGCTTCTGCTACTAATTTATATAATTTCGGCAACCCACCATTTACTATTTCATCAGGGAACGCGGATGCTAATGGATTTGGAAATTTCGAATACGCTGTACCAAGTGGGTATTATGCAATTTGTACTAAAAATTTAGCAAACTTCGGATAAATTATGCCATATACAACGATCAATAAAGGTTCTAGTTATTTTAATACGGTTCTTTATACTGGTAATGGTGCAACTCAATCTATTACTGGTTTGGATTTCAAACCTGATTGGGTTTGGATTAAGAACAGAAGCAATGCGTTAAGCCATTGTATTACAGATGCGGTTAGAGGTACAAATCTACAGTTAGCTTCTAATAGCACTGGCGGAGACCAATCAACAACAGATGGTATTACGTCATTTAATTCAAACGGATTTAGTCTTGGTGCTGGAACACAGCAGTACTCATCTAATACAAATGCCCAAACATACGCATCTTGGAACTGGTTAGCAGCAAACACAACTGCATCTAATACTTCAGGAACTATAACAAGCACAGTATCAGCTAATCCAACAGCTGGATTTAGTATTGTAAGTTATACTGGAACGGGAGTTGCTGCAACTATTGGGCATGGTCTTGGTGTTGCGCCGGCTATGATAATATTAAAAAGCAGGACAAGTGGAGTTGAACAATGGCATGTTTTACACAAATCTTTAAATACTGCAGGTGGTCAATATATTCTTTTGTCAGCTACAAATGCTGTATTAACAAATTCAGTTGTTTGGAATAGCACAGTACCAACTTCAAGTGTATTTAGTGTTGGAACTGCTGGTGGCACAAATGGTTCTGGTGCTACATTTATTGCCTACTGCTTTGCTGAAATAAAAGGATATTCTAAATTTGGTTCTTACACAGGTAATGGTAATGCTAATGGAACTTTTGTATATACTGGTTTTAAACCTGCTTTTGTTTTATTAAAATCTAGTTCTTCTGCTGAAAATTGGCATATATTTGATGACGCAAGAAATACATTTAATCCTGCTGATAAAGATTTAAGACCAAATACTTCTGGTGCAGAAACAACTAGTTCATTAAGTAATATAGATTTTTTAAGTAATGGTTTTAAATTAAGAAATAGTGATGCAGATTATAATGGTTCAGGAACAACATACATCTACATGGCATTTGCATCAAATCCATTCGTAACATCAGGCGGAATACCAGTTACTGCAAGGTAGACAAATGATTAAAAATAAACTATAAAGGAGATAATATGTTCGCAAAAATAGAAAATAATCAAGTAGTAGCAGTTAATTCAAGTAAGAGTTTTTTTACAGATTCTACTGGGATTTATGAAGTTATTTACAATACAACTAATTTAAAAGATCAAGAATTTTATTATAATGGGGCCGAAACATTCACATTCGCAAATGAACAAGTTACAGCGTCTTATGCTCCAGCAACTCCTAAAAAATTAGAAGATACTAATGAAGTAAAAGAAGATGGTACTCCATTACTAGACCAAGATGGTAAACAAGTTGTAACTAAAGGTTTAAAATCAAATCACGTTGCTAGAATTAAAGCTCAAGCTGCAGGTGCATTACAATCTACAGATTGGTATGTAATTAGAAATGCAGAATCACAAGCTGCAATTCCAGCAAATATTTCAACTTATAGATCTGCAGTTAGAGCTAAATCTAATGATATGGAAGCGTTAATTAATGCAGTTACAACTGTTGAGCAATTAGCTGCTTTATATGCTTATGTTAATACAGGAACAGAACAAGCTCCAGTATATACAAGACCATTAGGTGAGTTTCCAAGACTATAAAAAGTGATATACTACTTATTAAGTAGGAAAATAAATCACCTTTCCACACCTTATTTCTCTACTTCTATACTTAACTCTTAACATATTTTATAATGGTTATTAAATTATGCCATTAAAAAAGATACCACTACCTCCAGGTTTTGATAAAAATGATACTGCATCACAAGCAGAGGGACGCTGGATTGATGGAGATAACATACGTTTTCAATATGGATCACCTGAAAAGATAGGTGGATGGGAACAAATTAGTTCAGATATAATAGTCGGCGCAGCTAGAGATATTCATTCTTTTGTTGATTTAACTGGAAGACGTTACGAAGTTATTGGTACTAATAAAGTTTTATATGTTCTCTTTGCTGATGAGTTTTACGACATTACACCCTTAGGAACGGCTTTAACAAGTTGTACTTATACATCAACTACAGGATCTACAATAGTTACAATTAATAAAACCTCACATGGTTTAAATCCTGGAGATTTAATAAAGTTTACAAGTGTAACAACACCTGGTCCAACTACAACAAGTTTTACATCAGCAAATTTTACAACTAATACTTTTGAAGTAAAAACAGTTCCAACAACAGGAACTTTTACTATTACTATGCCTGTTACAGAAACAGGTACAGGAGTTACTACAGGTGGAACAATAACAACTAATCCTTATGTTATTATAGGTCCTACTATCTCAACTTTTGGTTATGGATGGGGGGCTGGTTTGTGGGGTAGATCTACTTGGAACACACCTAGAACTACTTCAAACACGGACATCGATGCAGGCTCATGGTCTTTAGATAATTTTGGAGAGATATTAATAGCAACCATTAAAAATGGTCCTACTTTTGAATGGGATCCTAATGCAGGAGCAGGAGTTAACACACGTGCAACTCTTATAGCAGGTAATCCTACCAAGACAGTTTTAACAAGAGTATCGGATAGAGATAGACATTTAATTCATTTTGGAACTGAAACAACTATTGGAACACCTGCAACTCAAGATCCAATGTTTATAAGATTTTCTGATCAAGAAGATATAGAAATATATGAACCAACTTCTACTAATACAGCTGGTACATTTAGATTAGATAATGGTAGTAGAATTGTTACTGCCGTAAAAGGTAAAGATTACATGTTAATTTTGACTGATCAAGCTGCATATACAATGCAATTTGTAGGTCCACCTTTTACATTTAGTATTAGACAGGTTGGATCTAATTGTGGATGTATTGGTCAACATGCTGCCGTGTTCGTTAATGGAGCTGTATTCTGGATGGGTGATTCTGGTAACTTTTTTATATTTGATGGTACAGTTAAAACATTACCTTGTTCTGTAGAAGATTTTATATTTACTACACAAGGAGACAATTTAGGTATTAATTTTACGCAAGGAGATACAGTGTTTGCTGGACACAATAGTTTATATACAGAGATTAATTGGTTTTATTCAAAAGCAAATTCAAATCAAACAGATAGAGTGGTAACTTATAACTATGAAGAACAATCTTGGTCTACTGGTACACTTGCAAGAACAACCTATGAAGATGCAATAGTATTTGAAAAACCAACAGCTACAAAATTTGAACCAACTAAAACACCCACTGTTCCAACTATCAATGGAGTAAGTGTTGGTGGTAGTTATGTTTTTGCACATGAAGTTGGAGTAAATGAAGTATTTAATTTAACAAGCACAAGTACTACAAGTAATGTCATAGCTTCATTTATTAAATCAGGAGACTTTGATCTTGATATAGATGGGGATGGTGAATATTTTATTAAGATTAGAAGATTTATACCCGACTTTAAATATCTAGAAGGTAATGCTAAAGTAACCTTATTCTTTAGAGCTTATCCCGCAGACACAACCACAGCTCTAGGACAAACAACTGTTGGCCCATTTACAATATCTTCAACTACAGATAAGATAGATACGCGCGCGCGAGGAAGACTTGCAGCTATTAAAATTGAAAACGATGCATTAAACGACAACTGGCGTTATGGAGTATTTAGACTTGATATACAACCAGACGGTAGAGGCGGAAGTGGACCACAAACATAATGGCTAAAATAAATCTTTACATACCAGAACCTCCTCAGGATTATACTGTGGAAAGTTTAAGACAAATTAATCAAGCATTAGAAACAT